TGATGTGATTAAGTATCAATCTCTCTTTAAGATTCTTAGTTATCTTATATCTACGAAGGAGCCTTTTAAGATACTTTGTTCTTTTCAAGTCTCCTTCAAATTCAGACATAAGACAGCTAGTAGACGTATAACACTTAACCGCATACATCACAAAATTATCTTCATTCAATTCATCAAACATAATGTTGGGGCCGAAGCCCCATCCTTATTATAGACCAGTGAATGCTTGACCCCAGCTAGTATTAGCTGAGTTTGTATTTGCAGCAGTTGGGCTAGCCAAGGCAACTAATGTTTCTTTGATATAACGCACAGAACCATCATTGTTGGTTTTCTTTTGAATGTGAACCCAACCAGGAACAACATCACCTAAGGCAACAGTATTGTTTGCCAAACGTGTTGGTGTAACTAAAATTGTGTCTGCACCATATGTTTTGGTCATTGTTTTGTTTGTGTTATAAACAATACCTTTATCAAACTCAACACCAAAACCAGCACTTACAGTATTAAATAAAGCTGATGATAATGTAACTGTGTTGCCACTGGTAGAAGCAACAGTTGTATTTGAAGCAAAGAAACCAGGAATACCATTGCCTGATTGGCCACCTTTATTATCACCGAATCCGTTGGACCAGAAATAAACGTATTGACCGGCAGTAATACCGATGTTTGCTACGTTATTTGCGCCGCCATCCAAATAATTGATACTGATGATGGTATTTCCTGAAGTGTTACCTGCAAAAACAGTTGCTTGAACGTTTTCTCTGGTGTTTCTCACAACATCCCACTTTGGTTTACCTTGGTTGCTGTTTGCGTCTGTATTTTTCCACGATGACATTTTTATCTCCTTAAGGGGTAATCTATCTATTTATTGTTATTGTTTTTTGCCTGTATTTGTGGCAATATAGTCTGGTTGTTTACTACGATTTTTCAACATTGGGTCAATTTCAATCGTATCTCGTTTCTCACCAGTTAAAGTTGTACCACCTTTAAGGATCATACGAGCATTGGTTCCCTTTTCATCACTATCATTCACCTCAGTCTTTTTAATGACTTTTGGTTGTTTAACATCGGTACCTGGACCTTTGTCATCCTTTTCGTGGTCATACAAGTCTTCTTTTAGTCTATGTTTTGCATAGATTTCTTTGACCATTTTAGCAGCTTTTGTTCTTTTTGGTGGAGCAACATCATTGGTTGTGTTAGCACCATCAAAAGGAGATTGTGTGGCACATTGTGGATCGTTGATATTATCTTCTTTTTGCATTGTATGTTTCATACTTCCTGCTGGTGTTGGTACTGCATAATGTGAAGCTGCTTTGTCTAGTTGACGTTTTCTTTTCAAAGTCGGAGACTTGGAAATTTCAGAACGAGTTTCTGGAGCTCCAGTATGTGGGCCATTATACTTTGTTGTCAAATCCTCATTGACTTCATCTTCTTCATAAATTCCATGGTCACGTTTCCACTTTTCATATTCACCCTTTTTAGATTGTGCAACTCTTTGGTTTTTATTGACATAATCAATATTGTAACCTTTAGACTTGTAAAATCTTGCAAGTAAGTCTGCACGGCGAGAAGTGACATTTTCAGGCAAACCAATGCCACCACCATCACCAGTGGTGGACCATTGGTCCCATGGATTTTTTCCAAAAGATGGTTTGACTTCAGTCTTTTTGACGATGCCTTTAACCAACTCTTTTGCTTTAGTCATTTTTCTTTTCCTCAGATGTACCCATTTTACCCATTATAGTTTCTTGTCTAATCTTTTTGAAAGATTTACGAGCCAACTCTTTTGCAACTTCCATTGGTGAAGTTTTTGATTCTTCTTCAACATTCAATTTAACTTTGTAAGAAAGTGGTTGATTGTGGTAATCAGCATGAACTTTTTGGCGACCTTTTAATGTGTCAACAGTTTTGGTTTTCATGTTTTCACCTGGATCAATACGAACATCATCCTCTTCACTCATTGTGCTAATGCCGCCAATGTCTTCTTTTTTAGTTTTTTTTACATTCATTTTATGGGCTTCTTCATGGTGCATACCCATTTCTTCCATTTCCATGCAATGACCTTCATGGCAGTCACATAGATGTTTTTCCGCTTCTTCACAAGTTTTGTGACCAATCATTTCTTTCATTGTTGGGTGGTGAATGTAAGCCCATTTTGTTTTTCCAGTGTGTCTGCCGGAAGAACTAACGTCATGGTATTCATGGATTTCACCAATCTTTTTACCTTTGTGATATGCATGTAATACCTGAATTGTATCAGGATGGTGATGCATTCCGTGATGTCTCTTATATTCTAACTCTTCTTGTAAGTTAGCAAACTCTTCTTTCATGGCTTGCTTAGTAGCAGTAGCATACATTACATTCTTTGCACGGTCACCATAACGGTCTTTGAAACCAGCCATGCCTTTTTTCATAGACATAACAATCTTTTCACGTTTTTCTTTTTCAGAAGGAGTCATGTGACGTTCTTCATCAAGGTCAGTTTCTTTATGACCTTTGTGCATTGATTTTTCGTGTTTGTGAACTTCTTTATCAGCAATTTTCTTTGCTTCTGGTTTAGTTACATACTTTCCAGTTTCTTCACCCATTGAATGTTTAGACAAATGAGTTTCTTTTTCTTCTTCTTTCTTCAAAGCAGAAGGTTTGACCATTTTCTTGACAAGTGCTTTATCTTCTTTCTCGTCAGGATGGTCTTCTTCTTTCATTGCTTTCTTGGTGTATACATCACCAGTAGAAGTCTTTTTGTGTTCATGGCCAGTCAATTCGCCTTTTTTCTTAGGCATTTGACTCATGTATTTGCCTTTTAAAACATCAAAAGGATTAGATGATTTTTTCATTTCATCTTCTTCTCTAACGTCAGCTGAATGTCCAGACGCTGCGGCTTTGTCATCTCTTTTTTTGTAAATCTGGCCGCCAATTTTTTCTGGAGGAACCATGCCTTCTGCGTGTGGTTTTGCTGTAACAGGATATTTCTTACCTTGGAATTCAAAGTGTGATTGATTTGCTCTTTTTGCAGCATGTGCAGCTTTGTGAAAACCAGTCTCATCTAGTTCTGGTTCCAAAAGCATTTTTTTCTTATCATCTGCTTCCATGATTGCTTTAGTTGCGTCAACCAAGGATTGTGGTACTAGAGATTTAGTAAACATTTATTTTACTCCTGCTTTCTTTTTTTTAATTGTTATACCTGATTGGCCATACTTTTGTGCTGGCGTAACCATGTCTTCTTTATTACTTGCACCACCAAGAGTGCCACCGACACCAGAATCTCCTTGACCAAAATCAAAGATTGATTCCTTAAACTTTTTTAGTTTCTTATTTTTTTCTGCTAATGGATTTGGTTGAGGACCTTTAGTTTGACCTGCAAAATTTGCAACATCATCGTTACTAAATTCTCTCTCCTCACGGTATGTAGTATCACCTAAGCCGGCACCTGCGGCCGCAGAACCACCTCTAGTGTCAAATGTTGAGGTAACACCATCCGGTGTGCTTGCTCTAGCAGCATTCAATGTCCTTAAACCCATTTTGCTTTTCTTAATTGTATCTGCATCTTTATTAAAATTTGCAACTTTTGGTTCTGGCATTTTGATTAGTTTTGGTGCTTCTTCTGTATATGTACTACCACCACCAATTTTAGGAGTATAGCCTCCGTTAGGTTTGATGTCACCATCTCTAACGTCATCTCTTTTGCCTAACTTAGCGGCAAATTGCATAACAGGACTATTATTATCTTTCAATACATTCAAACCTTTGTCTTTTAGGTTTGACTTTTGAATAGACTTAGCACCTTCATATATTTGCATGAATTTATTTGAACTTGAATAGTGAATAGAACCATTGTCTAAGAATTTTGTTGTTTCTGTAAACAGTTCAGAGATATCACTAACTTTTTCTTCTAGGTCTCCAGTGTTATCGAATCGAGAAAAACTTTCAAACAACTCCGAGAAATGAGCAATGTTCTTTTGTGCTTCTGTCCAACGAGCATGGCGAGTTGATTCAACCATCATCCTAGACAGCAATGTATTTCTTTCTTGGCTTACTTTGTCGGTTGTGTCAACAAAAACCATCATGGTTTTATAACCTAGTTCTTCTAATTCTTCCTTGATTTGAGAAATCTTTTCATAGTCATCAGCAGGTCCATTGATGATAAGTGGTCCACGTTGACGAATTGCTTCCATCTTAGGATTCATAGAACGCATGGCCAACTTGTGTTTGTCATTTAAGATATCCACAACTTGTTGGAAGTTCAATTCCACAATGTTTTGTTCTGCGATACACTCACGAATGACAACATCTTTACCTGAACCAGGACCACCAGTAACAAAGATGGCTTTACCGTATCCACGATTAGTCGATTCATGTAGTCCCATACCTTTTGTTACATCATGGAACAATTCTGTTGCATGTTCTGGATGTTTTTGAATATTTGTTGGCAGATTCTTTTTAAACTCTTTGAAGTTACCATTCTTAACATGGTTACGCATATCGGTACCAGAAATACCTTGTTTACGTTCACCTGTTGATTGTTGTTCGATGTGGTCAAACTTAAAGTAACCGTGACGGCCTTCTACACCATTGTATTTTTTCAATAGGTGAAAATTACCTTCTGCACCTTCACCAGATGCAACGATGGCATGGTTGTAACCTTTTTTGTGCATTTCTGCTGCATGATGTAATAAACCAGGTGCTTCTTTTGAAGCTGGAACAATGTTTGCATCTGGAAAAGCACGTTTGATGTGCTTCATTTTTGTTTTGATATCTAATGGATTCTTTTTAGCATCATGAGCGTGTGAAGCCACAATAATGTGGTCAGCATTATTTTTCTTGGCCAAAGCCTGAATGCCTTTGACATTTTCCTCATGACCCTTAGTGGGTGGGTTCATGCGGCCAATTGCCATCACAATCGACTTGGTCTTTTCTTCTACTAACTGTCTAAATGATTTCATCGTGGTCTTGCCAAAAAGTTAAGTCTATTGAATTCTTGTCTATCGTTTAGTTTAGAAACTCTGCCTTTGTGTGTTGCAACAAAACCTTCTGGTTTAACCGATGCATCACCAACGGTATGTTCTAATCCACCTGTATGTCTAGCCAATACATGAACCAAAGAATCTTTGGCTTTTTGTAAATGGTTGTGCATTTTGAAGAAATTTTCATAATGTTGAGTATTATTATCTATGTGTTCAATATGAGCTTTCTTTTCTGCTTCTTTTCTAGCAATTGCTGCAGGTGTTTTAACCTTTGCAATATCTTTGTCATATTTTGTTTCAATAGATTTTTTAAGTCCACCAACACTTGGTTTTTCACCAGTTCTGACTGTCTGGTTAATATGTGTCTCAATAGGACCACCAGCATTACGGTGTGGTTCTGTTGCCGTATACATTTGTTTGCCATGTAAATCATGTAATGCTTGTGCTGATGCTAAATGGTGATGAAATTGGTCATCATCATGTTTTGACATCATAACTTTAGATGTGTCGTGGCCAGGTTCTCTATGGTATACATCAGCATGTTGTTTAAATCCAGACAAATCTGGATGAAAGTCAGCCTTCATATCCGCTAAAGTTTTTCCATGGTATTGTGTATGTGTGTATACACCAATCTTGGCTTTACGAATTTTCTTACCTTCTTCTGAATCTTTAGGTGCAGAATAGTTAATTGTGTTTGGTTTGAAGTGAACTCTACCGTCATGTTCAGTTTTATCACCATGACCGAACATCATATCACCTTGATAAACACCAGTTTTTGGTGCAACTTTTGGTAAATGATGCAATGCGTCTTTTAGTTTGGCCACAAGACCTGGTGCATGGCCATGGTTCATTTCAATGTCTTTATCCGAGTAATTAACTTTTGGATTTACATTAAATGCAGATTTGGATGCCACAAAGAACTTACCTGTCTCTGGATGATGACCATAAACAATACTTGGTGAACCATCATGTTTCATTGTCAAAGTAGGATCATTCTTACCTGCTTTGATATGTTTTCTCACTTGATTCAACACTCCAACTGCGTGATTAAAGCCTTCCGCACCATCATGGATGGCATGGTCTTCCACATGCGTGATGTGTTTTAGCTTGGACTCGTCAGCTTCCTCTTTGAGGAGGGATTTGAAACTTCTCATGTTTA